TCCATATCAGTCTATGGGCGAAGAAGCGGTTTCCCCCAACTTCTACCATGACATAACCGTCCTGGCGTTTACTCCCAGCTACCGAGCCTTTACGGGCCTTACCTCTCCGGGTTTTTCGCCAGTAGAGGTTACCTTCACGGTACTCAAGAAGTTCGCTTAGTGTTTCTATCCTCATTACTCACCTCAGTTCTGAGGAAGGGGGTACTCCCCCCTTCTCCAAAACTGTGTGGCAATCAGAAGCCCATCCAAGTGTCAGCCTGGGGCGAATAGCCCAGGACGCTGCGTGCGAACTTCTGCAGTTCAGCGTCTAGGAGCCTCTCCCGGTGGCTCTGAGCGGCTTTCTCGGTATCCCTGCCCATCTGCTCTACCCAGTACGCAACGGCCCCTGCAAGCGCATCCAGGCGGTCATCGTGGATCAATGCCCCCTTGTCCTTGGTGATCCGGGTGAGCTGGTAGAACAGGCTGTACTTGGGATCAGGAGCTGAGTCGTAGTCCTTCTTCACGAGCGCCTTGTCGATCACCAGACGGTGTTGGTTCATCACCGGCTCCAGTACGTCGATGATCCGCTTCTCCTTCTGCATGGATGCCCTTGGGGCTTCCTCCAGGGTGACCGGGTGGAACCGAGTCATCCAGGGCTTGAGGAGTTCGAGGAACATACCGTCACCGAAGTTGGGTTCGATCAGCACCAGATTGACCGAGTGCTTGGCTGCCACGAGGCACAGGCTCTTGAGGGTCTCGTCGTTGTAGCCCCCGGTGAAGCCCCCGCAGTCGACCAAGTAGAGCCACCCGTGGAGCATCTTCACGACTGCATAGGAGGTCTCGTCCTTACCGCGACCGGACGGGTCGATGAACATCACCGAGCCGGTGTACTCGGCCATGTCCTGGGCAGTCCACATGGGCCGGTAGAACCGATCACCGCCCATGCCCACACAGGGGACATCGTTGAGGGTGTACTCCGGGCCAGACGACCAGACCACCTTCACGGGGGCCATGCGGGTATCCAGGGGCATGACGATCAGGTCTTGCAGCCGCAGCGGGTACTTCTCTTGGTCGCTCAGGCTGGTGTCCAGCATGAACTGCAGGGCGAAGCCGGATCGACCGTAGGAAGCCTCACGCTCCAGCAAGTCCTCCGAGCTGAACCGCTTGGGATCGGTGGTCTCCCTGGTCTTAGCACCACGGGCGATCATGTCCATGATGTAGGGAGCCAGACGGCCCTGGTACTTGTCGGGGTCTTCTGGGATACGAGCTGGCCAGACGCGGATCTGGTAGCCACGCTCGGTGAGCTGGTTGTAGATCGACATCTCGGTCTGAGGCGTGCCCAGGAACGTGATGCGGCCACCGGGCTTGATGATCGCGTCGAACTCCTTGATCCGCTCGGAGAGCTGGTCACGCATCACCTGGGTGAGCGAGTTGTTCAGCGACTCCACGTCGTCCGCGATGATCTCGTCGGCACGGCTACCAGTGAGCTGGCCGGTGATACCCACGGACTTCACCGAGGGCGAATGGCTGATACCAGCCGGGCCAACGTCGAACATGATGTTGGAGTTGCGTTGACCGTCCCTGGGACGCAGGTGGGACAGGATGGGCAGCTCGAAGATCAACCGCTTGGTGAACGTCGAGAACTGGTCAGCGCGATCCTTCGAGGCCGAGACCACAAGGAAGTTGAGGTTGGGATCGAGCAGGAGTCGCCAGCAGACGTAGGCCGAGGTGATCCAGCTCTTGCCCACTCCCCGGAACGCCTCGATGACCTTGCGTCGAGGGCCGTGCTGGAGGAAGTGAGCGATGTCGTATTGAATGGGCGTGGGGTCTGGCTTTGCTGCCGTGATGGCCCCGGCCTTCCATAGGAACTCCCACACGACGAATAGGAAGTTCCTGAAGTCCCGTAGAGGGTGAGACTCAGGCAAAGACATAGGGTTATTAGCTCCACAGAAACGCATAGAGCGCGTCCAGCCACCCAACCAATACGAATGCACTGGTGGATAGCTAGAAGCGCTCTACGGGCCTTCTAGGCGGTTTGGTTAGTGGTATGCGGGATCGTTGGGATCGGTGAACGGAAGCTGGCTTGCCAGGGAGTTGGACAGGCGCTCCAGGGAGTTACCGGCGGTCGGGATTGCCTCGATGCCGTTGTCCTTCAAGAACTTGATGGCCTGGGCGAAATCCGAGGCAGTCGCCTCGCCAGACTGGATGCGGGACAGCAGTTGTTCACCGACCGCCGCGTGAAGGGCTTCAAGAAGCTCTTTCGGTGCGGTCATTGGGTTTCTCCTTACCGAACAGGGATTTGAAGGCATCCCGTACCTTGGGCAGGAACACGATGATCTGGAACACCAGCAGCATCGCGGTGCCGATGAACACCCAGTCCTGCAGGGTGATCCCGAACATAGTCATGCCCGAGACACCCACCGGTACGGGAGTGGTGACGAGAGCGACTTGCTCAGCAGCGTTACGGACGGTCATTCAGAAGCCTCCGAAGGCCAAGGGAGCGTCTCCTTAATCTCCGTGTAGCGGGCCTTGGCTTTCTCCAGAAGCTCCTCCCATCCGGTCTCGCCTGTGAGCTGCATCCGGTTTGCCTCAGCGAAAAGACGGTCGCTTCCCGTCTGAGGGTCTGCGTAGGCGTTACGACGCTGCCGTTCGATGAAGGCCCGCCGCTCCTCCAAGGGAGGCGGAACCCGCTTCCTCAAAACAGGCTTACCTAGCGTCGCATCGAAAGCGATCTCAGTCTCACCGTTTTGGCCTTCAATAAGAGCACGGTGCTCTTCAAGCGTGACCTCAACACAATCGCTAGGCCACGCATCAGCCTCTTTATAGTTCGAGGCAAACTCCGCTGGGTAAAACCCTTTTGTTGTTGGGGAGTAGAAGTACATAAATGCTCCTCAGTATCCAATTGCCGTCCAATAAACAAGGTTGTTCTGGTTGGCACCGTTTAACCCACGGTACACACGTAGTTGGGAGGTGCTAATCGGCTCTACCATGCCCCAGTTGTCGATGGTGACCGCGTTGCCGGTTACAAGGGGCGTTGCGTGGGCCACTGCGACAACTGAAGGGAAAGTGATGGGAAAGGTAATGGTGGTGCTCGAATCACCAGCTATGCTGACAGTTCTACCCCACTGCAGGATTAACCCACCAGGGAACTGCTGGTAACCGTTAGTTCCGAGACTCTGCAAACCCGCAGCGGTAAACGCTGTGGCAATGTCATTTACGCCGTGCGTGTGGCTACTCGGGGGGAAGGTAGTGGGCTTACTGGTTACTTCTGTCCAAGTAGGCCACCGAGTCGCTTGTACCGGAGGGTTGGTAATATCCGCCCATACGTGAGAGTGCGCCGAGGGTGTAAAACTGCTCGGCTTATTCAGCAGCGTATCCCAATCGCCAACATCCAAACGAACCCAAGGCGTCCACGTCGAGTTGAAGCACGAGCGGGCGTATACTTGATTACCGCCGTTATATTGAATGGCCAACTGCGAGCGGTTCGCTGTCGAGCTAATCGACGAGTAGAAGCTCGTGTAGATGTGCCAGTAGAACGACGAATTTGGGGTATTCGCGTGATTGGAAAGTAGGATGTGGTCTACTGAGCTATTTGGATCTCCCAAACCGCTCCCGTAGTACGCTACCAGACCTCGCACGGAACCCGGCAAGTCCGTAGCGGCATGACTGTGACTGCTCGGGGTGAAAGTTGACGGTTTACCTGTGACCTCGTCCCAACTTACAGTGAAGTCAGTGATCTGAGACTTGGTGTGTACATGAACGGATTCAGCTTTTGTGTCGAGCGCTTGTTGTGTAGCGTTCGAGATCGGCTTATCCAAGTCACGGGTGTTGTCTACCTGATCAAGGCCCAAGTTACTTCTAGCCGCTTCCTTATTAGTTAAGGCGGACAAGTTCTCTGAGTTCTTTGCAAAGTCCGAGAGGTCACCACCGGCAATCGCTTGGACATCCTGCAGAACCTGATTGACTGTTGACTCTAACCCTAGAGCAGTGTTCACAGCTGTTTGGGCGTCCTGGGCAGCAGCCTGGGCAGCAGCCTGGGCAGCGCTTGAGGATGCCTGAGCTTCGTCGGAGCTGATCGACGCCGCGTTAGCTAGAGACACAGCGGCTTCCGAATTGCTCAGTGCGGTGTTCGCGGTACTCAGTGCGGTGTTCGCTGTGTTCGTGGCGGCGTCTGCCTTCGTGTTAGCCCCATTGGCGGTGGCTACTGCCGAATCAGCTTTGGATTCCGCGCTGGCTGCACGGCTATTCGCTTGGGAAGCGGTTGTCACGGCGGAGCCAGCCTTAGAGTCAGCCTGTTGGGCGGTTTGAACCGCTCCGTTGGCAGTCACCACTGCAGATGAAGCGGTGTTGGCGGCGTTACCGGCAGTTACCACAGCGCTATCAGCAGAGGTCTTGGCTTGGTTGGCAGTGGAGTTCGCTGTGTTTGCGGTACTCACCGCGCTGTTGGCGAGGGTCTTCGCCTCATTGGCCGTAGTGGTAGCACCATTGGCGATGCTCACTGCATTGTTCGCCAGACCATTGGATTCGACAGCCAGGTCGTCCGCTTCCTGGGACAGGTAGAAGTTCTGCTTGCTGGCCAGATCGAGCTGGCTTTCGGTGAGCGTGGAGCCGTCCGCGAAGTCCACCAGCAGAGAGTTGCGCTCGGTTACCCGGCGAACCTCGACCTTGGCTCCGATGGCCGGTGCCGTGGTCAGTTGGATGGACGAGGCAGACAGCCAGGAGAACGTCACGGCTTCGCCGTTCACGGTGACCTTGACGTGATCCTTGGACAGGTACGGGAAAGGCACCGAGAAGTTGCGGTTACCGCTCACGCTCTGGGTGTAGGTGACTCGTGCAAGAGCCATGCTTTTCCTCCAGACAAAGAAAAAGGGCGACCCGAAGGCCGCCCCTGTGCGTTGAACGAATGGTTGTTACTGATCCCAGAAGCCCGCTTTCACCTCAGCTTTGCGGTGCAGGTTCTGGATGACTCCTTGCTGGACGCCAGCTTCCTCGGCCATGAGCCGGTAGAAGGCAGCATCCCGTAGGGAGTTGATGTAGCTGTTCACCTGCTGCACCACAGGCCCACTGATGGAGCGGGTGCCCACTGGTAGACCAGCGTCGAGGATCATCGACAGGCCGACTTCCGGTTGCTGCTCGCGGTAGTACCGCTGCCACCGGTCGTACAGAGACTCCCGGCCATCCGCCGTCATGGTCTTGCGCAGGTCTGCGTTGCCCATCAGGCGGTGCTTGTTGGGGGCTGCGAAGGTCGTCCCGGTCTGCTTACTGATCGCGTCCAGCTTGCGGAGAACATCGAGCTGCTGCTCGGTCAATCCCTTGGCTCTCTCCTCGGGGGTGGACAGGGAGAAGATGTTCCACATTGCCCCCTCGTCGCCCATCTGCCGAACATTGCCCAGCACGTCGTAGGACTTGGGCGCACTACGTTCGTAGGCTCCGAGAGTCCCCCCGAAGAGCACCTTCGACTCCACCATCTGCCAGAACGTAGTCGGGTCGTCGATGGTTGGGTCGTTGGTCTTGGCGATCTTCTGCATGGTGTTGGGCACCAGGGTGCGCAGCTTCTCGCCCAGGAACTTGAGCAT